GTCCCTTCCACACCTCACGCTCATCAAGAGCCCCCTGACGTATGCTGGAGAAATTAACGCTCGTGAGATCATTGGCGAGGTTGTGATACGAGACGTTCAGACCAGCGGCAATGGAGCGGAGTGTGGTGCGGTTAAAAGGCTCAATGCTTTGGTCTGGGAACTGTGGAGACCATTCGACAAATTCCCTGTTCCCGACATCCTCAAAGGTTCCCGGCTCGGCATTCATCTCAAGAGGGCCTTCATCGTCACCATCTGCGTCAGGGTCGCGGAAGAATCCCATTTTTGCAGCTCCGACCCTGGCATTGACCAGGGCGGCGTCCTCAAAACCTGAAAGCATGCGCATGCGCCATAAGGCAGCGGAAGCAGGGGGGAGCCCCCGCTTCTGATTCGGCTGCTCTGGCATGAACCAATGAATGACGTTCTCGGCTGGGACAACAGTGTAGTTCTGCCCCATGTAGGAGGTGATATACCCCATCTCTTGTTCGTCGTAGTCCTTGAACCAGTAGGCAACGGGCCGGTTGTCCTCGTCCATTTCAATGCCGTTACGTACATGGTTGCCGTTTGGCAGTTTCTGGTAGCGCATTGGGTCAAGCCGGATCGGGTCAATGACCTGAAAGGAGATACCATGCGCGTATTTCTTCCCGCGCTTCGCCACGGCTATAAATTCGCCAGTGATCGCCCAAATGCACATTGCCTGGCGTTCAAGTTTCGCGCGTGAAAGTTGGCCGGTGACATCAAAATTTCCCCGGCGTGAAAAATCCTTGTAGGCATCCTTGATGGCAGCACTGGCGTGAACATCGGCTGTTCCATTCGGGTCTTTGATCTGTGCGTTAAGAGTAAACCCGACTGGCCCAGCTACGTTGTCGCGCACAAGCTGCACGAACTTCCGATAGTGATCGTAGTCCTTGTAGGCGAGCTGACTACGGGCAACCAGCGTCATCCATTCCTGATAGATTTGAGCATCAACAGTCGTCGGGGTCGCAGTCCAAGATTGTTCTAGCCGTCCAAAACGAGCACTTTGACTGGTATCTTGCCCCATCATGGCTAGTCCCCCAAGTCCACCCCCTCCACTGCGAACGCGAATAGAAGGGCCGTGAATCTCACTATGTCGCCGGGGGACTCCTGCTTCCCTCTGCTTCATTCGCTTTAAAATCTCACTACTTGCCTTCATATTCTTGTCTGAAGCCGGGGGCCAAGGCCGCTAATTCCCGCAGCCTTCCTGCGCTCTCGTTGAAGGCGAAGTTGCCAAAAATTGAGAAGCTGAAGACGTTCCTGAATCGGATAGCGGCGAAGCTCGCGGTTATTGATCCGGTAAAGCTGCACCTCGGCGGTCTGACTGCCAGAGAGAGACGCCTGAAGCATTGCGACGGTGATCTCGGCAAGAGAGCGAATATCAGTCCCAGCGGCAATGCTGGAGAGCGGGGCACGCAGTGTTAGCCGCCTCAATTCTATCATTGAGACTGTCCCGGTCGTTGTCGTCTGGATCTCCTCCCAGACATACTCGCCTGGAGTCCAAGCCCCTGTTGCAAGGGTGAGGGTCAATTTTCCGTCAACGTCGGCTGTGCCGGATGCAGTCTGTGAGGATGCCCCGGCAAAGGTGACGACGACAGCGGCCCCGGCATCTGCCCGGAGGTTTAAAGTCAGTGTTTCCCCTTGCGTGAGGGAGATGCCAGGCAGGGATTTTCTTAACGCCATGAAGAGATGAAGTTTGGCCCTTGACGCCTTCTACGGCGTTTCGGTTTTGCCAAACTATCCCCTTCAGGCTGCTTCTGGTCTTGCGCGGCTTTTTCCTCGCGGACTACTTCTTCAGGCTGCTCTGGTGCAATTGGTGATCTGTTCGGGTTCGTCCGAACTAGCACGGTCACGATATTTTTGAGCTTCAATGCCAGGCTTTCCCACTTTACGGCAGCGAGCGTGAGAGCGGCAAAAGCGTAGACTCGGCAATCCAGCGCCTCATTCCTTCGGCTCTTTTCCAGCACAAACTTTCTCACCGGGAAGCCGTTCTTGTATTCCGTGACAGGCTTTTCAGCGGTGAGTTGCTCAAAATACTTGATACTCCGACCTTTCGGAAAATGACAGTAGCCAGCACCGACCTCTGCCAGTCCGAGACGCCTCAAAACGATGGTTTTGCAGAGATCCGTGCCAACGGTGTAGAGATCGAGGTCAAACCTGACCTTTTTTCCGGTTCCCTTTTTGGAGGGCTTCGTGATAATTGGCACCCCTTCGCCACCGCGTCCCTTAACTGCAAAGATTTTGTCTCCACGGTGCCGCCTGGCGTAGTTGTAGATCGATGTTGTGTTGGTTCCGGTGCCGCCAGTGTCAATACATGTCCACTCGACTGTACGCGGCCCGTACTTGGGGTGCTCCCAAGGTTTGCGGAGATGGTTGGTGAGTGATGCCCAGGGGCTACCCTCTTGTCCCTCCTCGATGTCGGGGTTGCCGTGAAAAACCTTATACTCCAGTGACCAACTCTCCTCACCTGGCCCCCAAGCAACGATTTCACACTCGATGCGATCAGCCTGTACATCAACGCCAGCCGTCAGGATAAGTGCCTGTTCTGGCATAGCTGTTGTCCATTCCTCGCATCGTTTCTCGATAATCTTCTCATCAAGGGCAAAACCGCCTTCAACCCATGGTTCCCCGAGCGCGGTGTTGTAAAACACCTGCAATTGCTCCTGATCACCCTGCACCTCAAGCCATGTGTGGACGATTTCAGTGATGCCGCGCCATGAGGAATAGAGTTCCGAGACGTGAAAACCTGCAATGCCATCGGGATTATTCGGCCCTGGCGACTTTGATGGTTCAGAGGCAATCCAGCCAGCGCCGAGGAGGCCACGAGTATTTTTGACGGCCAAGTTCTTTTCGGCATTGGAATAAGCCCCGGTGCAAATCGGACAGATGAAATGCGCCGTTTGAGCGTCGTTCGCCTCCTTGTCCCATGTCACCTGATCCCACTTGAGCGTGTGAGACATTCCGCACCGGGGGCATAGGATGTGGTAGTACCTCTTGTCGGACGCCTCAAAGAGTTTCTCTATCCGAGAAAGCCCCTTGATCGTGGGAGTGGAAATGTAGACAAAGCGGCGATTCCAGAAGTTTGCGGCCCTCTTCTCGCCAAGGAGCACTGGGTCGCCCTCTTTCCCCGCGCTTGGCTTGTAGGCGTCCACCTCATCGAAGCAAATGATCCGCTTCGGCTTCGACCTGAGTCCCGTTGGAGCATTTGCCCCGGTCAGTGAGACATTTCCTCCAGGGAAGGTTTTGTTGAGGATTGTATTCTTTGAGTCGCGAGACTTTTCCTCTGAGACTTTCCTTTTCAGGCAAGGCGTATCCCTGATCATTGGATCAAGCCGGTCGCTGGAAAACTCCCTGGCCATAGGTTCGGCACTTGGTAGCACGATCATGATCGGCGAGGGGTCTTGATCGATGTAGTAGCCAACCGTATTCAGGATGATTTCAGAGAATCCAAGCTGTGCCGCCTTCATGACTGCCGTGCGCTGATTTGCCGAGATGGAATCCATGACTCCCCTGAGTGGTTCAAATCGTGAGGTTTTCCACTTCCCCGGCTCTGCACTGGTGTCGCTGGAGAGTACCCGCTCCCGATCTGACCACTCAGAGAGGCTCAGTGCTGGAGGGGGGCGATAGCCTGAAGCGATCCCCCGCGCCAACTGCCTAAGCTCTGGGCTGATTTTTCGGGTCTTCGGATTCGTCAATATCTTCTTCATCGAGTTTTTCCCTTGTCTTCCCGATCACCATGACTGGATCGTAATCAGCAAGTGCTGTAGCCGCTGCCCGGCAAGTCTCATCAAGAATCTTTCTGCATTCCTCCGGATCAGAAATGTCGGCAAGTGTCGCTGCGCACGCGTTCGGAACGGAAAGCAGCTTTGCTCGGCTCGACTCCACGAATGCCCCCATAACATAAACCACATCCTCCCCGTCGTGTAGCTGCCCCCCTCGGAGATTCACCCTCATCTGCACTTCGTCGGCCCGGAGTCTTGTGAGGCGCTTGCGCTGCCCCTCGTAGGAGTCCTCCCCCTCTTCCGAGCCAGATGACAGTTTGGATCTCTCCTGCAGATATCGCACATATCCGCGAACAGAATCCCAGAGGAGGTAGCGACCGCGCCCCCCCTTCACAATGACTCCAGTTTTTGCATGGAGCTGAATACTTCTGGCTGTGAGATTCAGGAGCTTCTCAAGCGTTGCGCTCGGAACAGTTGGCGACTGCGATGACTGAGTGGGCTCTTTGCTCATTTTTTCCTTTTGCTTGCCAGTGCGTCAAATGACTGCCCTGATTCGTGAACTGCCTGCTTCCCTGTGAACTCCTGCCACCTCTTGACGATCACATCGGAGTAGCCGGGGTCTAACTCCATGAGCCGAGCGAACCGGCCAGACTTCTCGCATGCGATCAGCGTCGAACCTGACCCGCCGAATAAGTCGAGGATTACCCCCCCCCTTCGCGTCGAATTATTCAGCATTCCTAATATTAAGCCAACTGGCTTCATGGTCGGGTGCTCGGAGCTTCTCTTTGGCTTCTCGGCTCTGATGATACTGGAACAGACCTCTTCCACCTGCAGGTCTTTTCCAGAGATGATCAAGTGCGTGTCTCCAAGATCGATTTGGTACCGGCCATCGTCATGCCGGATGAGAGGTAGAGACTGCGACGCCTCCAGGACTTTGGTGTTTGCCCTGCCGCCAAACCATGTGTGCGCTGCGCCTGGCTTCCATCCGTAAAGGATCGGCTCATGCCTCCACTGATAGTCCGACCGGCCAAGGACAAGAGTGTTTTTCACCCAAACCAGGCATCCGGAGAGCTTGAAGCCAGCCTCCTTGAAAGCCTTTCTGAAGTTCAGCCCCTCGGTGTCGGCATGTGCCACATAGATAGGTGCTCCCTCTTTCAGGGCCATGAACATCGAAACGTAGGCATCGTAGAGGAAGCCGAAGAACTTCTCGTCGCTCATGGAGTCGTTTGCGATCTTCTTCCCGTTCGACCCCTCGTAGTTGACGTTGTAGG